GCCAAAGACCGCAGTTTGGTCGTCCAGGGACGGGCAGATTGCAGTCATGCCGAAATCGGTTCAGCGCATTGACGCAGGGAACCCGCCGGAAACCCTGTTCCAGTCCGCCTTCCAGGGCCAGGGCGCACCGCTTCCCCAGCCGCTGCGCCAGCCGCTTGGAGGCCAGCCGCCGCAGCGGCCCATCAACATCGCGCGCACCAGCACGGCGCAGGAAGTCCGCGACTTCATCGACATCCGCGTCCAGGAGCTTGAGGCCGACGGACGCGTGGCCATCAACACGATGACGCGCGAGGAGATGATCGCCGCGGGTGAGCGCGAACTCATGCAAGTGGCGGACTTCACGGGATACCGCACCCTGCCCGAGCTGAACAACGCGCTGCGGGCGAACGAGGACGCGCTCCAGGGATTCGTGTCCCGCCACATGGGAATGCGTATGGCGCTGTCGGAGACGGGAACCGACCTGATCCGTTCGCGCGACCTGATGATGCAGAGCAACAGCGACGTGGACATCGCCAGGTTCGTCGCGCTCCAGCAGCGGTACGACGTGCTGCTTGAGCACGTCAAGCGCAACCAGGCGACCATCGGCCGCGGCCTCAACGCGCAGAACATCATCCCCGGCAACGGCGCCATCGCTGTCCGCCTGGTGGACGAGTCGATGCTGAACGACCCCGCGATGGTGACTGACATCATCGAGGCGGCGGGCGGGCGCGATGCCGTGATGGCGATGGCCCGCGTCTCCCAGGCGGCCGAGGCCCGCGGCGGAATCGCCGGGGCGGTCCGTGCGACCAACGGCGGACGCCACGGCGTCGTGAACGTCCTGACCGAATACTGGATGAACAGCATCCTGTCCGGTCCGATCACGTTCGCCACGAACATCACGTCGAACGCCGTGGCCTCGCTGTACCTTCCGCTTGAGCAGGCGCTCGGCGCATCGCTCACCCGGAATATGCCGCTGATGCGCGAGTCGCTGATGCGGTACGGCGCGCTGTTCACCGAGGTCAGGGACGCGCTGCACTACGCTGGTATCACCCTGCGGACGGGCGACAACATCCTCGACCTGGCGGGAACCAACCTGTTGACGGGCCAGGCCACGCAGCGGAACCGCGCGATCTCCGCGGCCTCGATGCGGATGCACGACAACACGATGCTCGGCTCGTTCGTCAACATGGTCGGAACCGTGGTCAACGCCCCGAGCTCCGCGCTACAGGCGACCGACGAGTTCTTCAAGCAGCTCAACTACCGATCCACGGTCAAGGCGGGGCTCATGGCCGACGCGATGACCGAGGCAGCCGCAGGCCGACTTCCGCGCGACCAGATGGGCGCATGGGTCGAGACGAACTTTCAGCGCATGGTCGATCAGGGGCAGATGTACTCGCAGCAGAAGATCAGGGCGGACGCCAACAACGCGGCGCGCCGGGAGATCCAGGCCGGGACGTTCACGGAGAACAGCGCCGAGCACCTTCAGTTCGTGCGCGAGTATGTCCAGCGCGAGTGGAACCCGAACCAGGGCGCGCTGGCGACCCGTGCCCGGGACATCTCGCGCGAGGCGACGTTCACCACGCCGCTCCGCCGCGACCGTCCGGGCCTTGAGGGAATCAGCGCAAAGATCCAGAACATCGTGGCGCAGCATCCCTCGATGCGTATTCTCGTCCCCTTCGTCCGCACACCGACGAACCTGGCGCTGTTCTTCGGGCAGCGCCTGCCGATCAACGGCGTGATGTACGCGACTCCGGGACTGCGGGACGTGAGCACACGGTTCAGCCGCGACATGGCCAGCGCCGATCCGGTCGTCCGTGCGGCGGCCGCCGGACGCATGGCCGGAGGCTCGATCATCACCGTGTCTGCGCTGATGATGGCGATGAACGGCACGATCACCGGATCCGGACCGAAGGATCCCGAGGAGCGCGCCTACATGATGAAGGCGGGGTGGCAGCCCTACTCGATCAAGGTCGGCAACACCTACATCAGCTACAGGAAGCTCGATCCGTTCGCCACGTTCTTCGGCATGGCCGCGGATCTCCACGAAGCGTACGTCCGCGGCGACGAGGAGCAGCGCGGCGTCATCGAGACGACGCTGATGGGGCTCACGGCGGCCATCGCCAACAACATCGCCAACAAGACCTACCTGACGGGTCTGGTCAATGCGTCGAACGCCATCTCCGACGCGGAGCGCAACGGAGCGCAATACGTCAACACGTTCGTCGCTTCGTTCATCCCGTCGCTGTCCTCGCAGTCGAACGAGCTGTTCTTCGAGGACACGGCGATGCGCGACGTGCAGACGATCTCCGATGCGGTACGGGCAAGGATTCCCGGCCTTGCCGAGAAGGTGGCTCCGCGCCGCGACGTCATGGGCGAGGTCATCCGCAAGCCGGACCGCATCGGCCTGCTGCCTCCGGCGTGGCCGTTCGCTTTCTCGCAGTCGAAGAAGTCGGCCATCATCGAGAACGAGCTGGCCGCGCTCGGGGCGGGCTTCACCCCGCCGCGGTCGATGCGGAACGACGTCGATCTCCGCACCTTCGTCAACCGCAAGGGCCAGACGTCGTACGACAGGTGGCAGGAGCTCACCGGAAAGGTGCGGCTCAATGGCCGGACCCTGCGCGAGAGCATGGAGCAGGCGATTCAGAGCCCGACGTACCAGGCGCTCGACCCCACCGGAGTCCCCGGATACGAGTCCCCGCGCGTGGCCGCGCTGCGGAAGCTGATCTCGCAGTACCGTGACGCGGCGTTCCGCGAGACGGCCCGCGAGTTCCCAGACCTTATGGAAGCCGAACGGAACAGGCGGGCAACCGTGATCGGCGCACGGAGCGGAAAGCCCTTCGCAGAGCTTCTTCAATACAGCCGAGGTAGATGATGGCTAACTCATTCCAGGCACACACGGCCAACGGATCGACGGCGACTTTCAGCTGGGCGCAGATCGACGGCTATCTGTCCACCACGCACATCAAGGTGTACGTCAACAACGTCGGGCCAAAGACGGTCACGACCGAGTACACCATCGACACCACGGCCAAGACGATCACGTTCACCGCGGGCAACATCCCGTCGAACGGCGATTACGTCGAGATCCGCCGCGTGACGCCGAACACGGTCGCCGGGCTACAGGTGACGTTCAGCGATGCGTCGGTGCTGACGGCGGCCGATCTGAACAACGCGCAGAAGCAGAACCTGTTCATCGCGCAGGAGGCGTACGACACGGGCGACGGCGGCCTGGCGCTCAACGACACGGGCACGGCATGGGATTCGCAGAACAAGCGGATCGAGCGCGTCGATGCACCCGTCAACCTGACCGACGCCGCGACCAAGAAGTACGTCGATAGCATCTCGCTGTTTGGCGCGTACACGGTCCCGCAGTCGTGGGCGGCATCCGGAAACGGAATCACGGCAAACTTCGATCTCACGAATCCGGCGCCGACGTGCACGGACCCGGCGATGTTCCTGGTGGAAGTCAACGGCGTTCTCCAGCGCCCGGGCGTCAACTACACCATCGGGCTTTCCGGAAGCACCTACCGCGTCGAGTTCCTGGGCGGAGTCCCCGGATCCGGGACCAACAACATCACCATCCGCAACTTCGGCGTGGCCCGCAACGCGCTCGACGTCCTGCCCAACGCGTCGGTGACGGCGCAGTACCTGGCCACGGGCGCAGTCGAGACGGCGAAGATCCTCGACGCCAACGTGACGGAATCCAAGCTTGCCTCCGATTCGGTGACGACGGCCAAGATTGTCGCCAATGCTGTTACGGAAGCCAAGCTTGCCACCGATTCAGTTACGGCGGCCAAGATCGCCGCAAATGCTGTTACGGAAGCCAAGCTTGCCACCGATTCGGTGACGACAGCCAAGATCGCGGCGAATGCCGTGACGACGGCCAAGATCGCGCCGGGAAACGTGACTGGCGGATCCATCGCCAGCAGCACGATCACGACGACGAATCTGAATCTCACGGGCTTTGCACCGTCCAGCGGATTCGCATTGAGGTTCTTTGGCGTGACGTCGGCGGGAGCCGCGGCCTACTACCAGCCGTCGAGCTTCAAGTTGAGCGACTTCAGCGCCCCGACCGCCGCCATCAACATGAACAGCCAGGCGTTCACGAACATCGAGGGAGCGGCATATACCCCGGTGCTCAACTTCAACGGCAACTCGGTCGGCGTGGTCTACGGGTCGCGCTCCGCGGAGTATCTGAAGATCGGCAAGCTGGTGTTCGTCGCGGGCTCGATCACGCTGACGGCAAAGGGCTCTTCGGTGGGCCAGGCCCGCGTGACGCTTCCCGTCGCCCCCGCGGGCAACCGCTGCCTGATCGACGTCCAGTACGCGGGCGGCATGGCAAGCATGACCAACCCGAACCAGTCGTTCGTGGACGTCACGACCGGGGATCTGTGGCTGTACCAGCGGGCGACTGCGGGAACGGGCGGAGCTTCCGTCACGGACACCAACTTCACCAACACGTCGTCCTTCTACTACAGCGGCTTCTACATCGCTGCAAGCTAAAGGAACATCCATGCCCCTCAACACCGTCACCGCCGATCAATCCACGGGATTGCTCAAGACCGCGAACAACCTTTCCGAGATCCGTGCCTACACGGACCAGCTGTTCGCCGTCGGGGACATCAAGCTCATTCCGGGAAGCACGGCTCCGAAGGGGTGGCTCCTGTGCAACGGAGCATCGGTCAGCACGACGACATACGCGGCGCTGTTCACCAGGATCGCCTACTCGTTCGGCGGCTCCGGAGCGAACTTCACCCTGCCCAGCATCACCGCTCCTTCGTCCGGAGGAACGACCAGCTACATCATCAAGGCGTCGGAGTACACGCCGTGAACGAGGAGGTCCTGATCGCGTTGGGCCGACTTGAGGGCAAGGTGGACGCGATGATGACGTCGCTTCGCCTACAGGAACAGGAGCTCAAGCGGATGGAGGAGCGTGTCCGCCATCTAGAACAAAGCAAGGCGTGGCTGCTCGGTGCGGCCGCGGTCATCTCGCTGATCGCGGGATTCGTTGTCAAGATGATTCCATTCAAGGGATGAACCATGAGAGTGATCGCACTAGGAAGCTTGAGTTCCGCCGCATCGACAGCGGCCGTGGCTCCGTACGATAAGTACATTGACGAGAAGGTCGGCGTGTTCCAGGTCGATTTCACCGGAGGATCCAGCGCGACCGTGGAGCTCCAGGGACGGCTGAACAGCCAGATTTCGTACACGACCATCGCCACGATCCTGGCCACGGACGCCGTGAAGGCCAAGTCGGTCGTGCTTGTGCCCGATATGCGTATGTCGATCACGACGTACAGTTCGGGCACGGCAACCGGGTATCTCGGCGTCTAGGAGGACACCATGCGGGTCATGCATTTCGGACAGATCGCCGCGAACAACACCGCAGGGACAGCCGTATTTCCCTTCGATAAGTACATTGACGAGAAGGTTGGGGTGTTCCAGGCCGAGTTCCAAGGCGCGGCCACGGCGACCATCCAGGGCCGGATGACGGCGGACGCCGCCTACACGGACATCGCCTCGATCACCAGCGCCGACGCCACGAAGATCAAGACCGTGGCGTTGATGCCGGACATGAGGATGTTCGTCAGCAGCTGGGTCGCAGGGAACGTGAACGTCTATCTGGGGGTGTGATGAATATGCTCCGGCTATTCCGAAGGCTGTATCTCGGCGCCGCAGGGCTTCTTGAGATGTCCGTGGCCGCCAGGCCCGTCAACGGCCTGTACGCCCAGGGAGATGCGGACCTGATCCCGGATCCCGCGGACTGGCTGAACATCTCGTACGCGCTGTCGTCGGGCCTCCCGGCCAGCAACGTCGTGCAGATCACGGGGATCACGGAACGCATCCTTCTCTCGATCTCATGGCCTGGCTCTTCTGGAACGGTCTACTACAAGGTGAGCACTTCCTCCTTCAGCGCCGGGGACTATGTAGTGAGCGGCGGCATTGGATGGACTTCGATCCTGACGGGCGGATCCCTGTACGTCGAGCCCAACCAGTACGTCGGTTTCACCCGGGATCAGAACAAGGTCAGCTCCGTCGTGATGACCGTCATCAACCGCAGCAACGGCGGCGCCGTCCTGGACACCTTCACTTCCTCAATCACATGAACACCGCACAGTCCATCCGCAGCGGCTACGAGACGTCCGGGGGGCTTTCCTTCGGGGTCGAGGCTCCGGTCAGCTCGGACATCCGCGGATCGGCTCCGGCGACAGAGGCACAGCCATGACCAATCCCGAACTACTCCAGCGCCTGCACGACCTGTTGACGCAGAACCTGATCGACAAGATCGAGGCAGGCGAGGCGACCGCGGCGGACCTGGGTGTCGCCCGGCAGCTGCTCAAGGACAACAACATCAACGCGCTCCCCAGTTCGGGAACTCCCATCCTGCGTCTTTCAGAAACCATGCCTTTCGAGAATGCCCAGGAAGCCGTCTAGGATTCGATTACAGACGTCCAAATCCGGACCCTCCGGATACCCATCTAAACGCACGGAACGCCTTGGCGGGCCATCGCCGTGGCTGGAACAATGAAGCAACCAGAAATCGACCCGCGGCTCAAGGACTTTCGGAACTTCCTGTGGCTGACCTGGCAGCACCTGGGCCTGCCGGAGCCCACCCCGATCCAGTACGACCTGGCGGCTTACCTACAGAACGGTCCCAAGCGGTGCGTCATCGAGGCGTTCCGCGGCGTCGGCAAGAGTTTCGTGACTTCGGCCTTCGTCATCCACCAGCTCCTGCTCGACCCGAGCAAGAACATCCTGGTGGTGTCGAGCTCGAAACAGCGGGCCGACGACTTCACCACGTTCACGCTCCGGATCATCGAGGGCATGGACATCCTGGCGCAC